GCGGATACGTTGAACGCCAGCAAGTCGAGCACAGTGGCCCGGGCGGATCAATGCCAATCCTGAACGTGATCATCAATGGATCTCAAGCTACACCCGCGCCAGGGCCTAGCGTTCCTGAGCCAGGCGAATGAAATCCTCTATGGCGGCGCCGCCGGCGGGGGGAAATCACATTTAATGCGCGTCGCGGCTATCGCATGGTGCGTTGCGATCGAGAACCTGCAAATCTACCTCTTCCGCCGCAACCTTCCCGATCTGCTAAAAAACCATCTCACCGGACCAGCGGGCTTCCCGGTCCTGCTCGCCGATTGGGTCAATCGCGGCATCTGCAGCATCAACTACTCGCGCAACCGGATCGAATTCTGGAATGGCGCGAAGATTCATTTGTGCTATTGCGACAAGGAGAATGATGTTTACAAATACCACGGCGCCGAGATCCACGTGCTGATGATGGATGAACTGACGCATTTCTCAGAAAGCATGTACCGCTTCCTTCGCGGCCGCCTGCGCCTTGGCGGTCTCGCCATCCCAGACCCCTACAAAGGCCTCTTCCCCCGCATTCTCTGCGCATCCAACCCCGGCAGCATTGGCCATAACTGGGTCAAGATGATGTTTGTTGACTTCGCGGCGCCGATGGAAATCCGCCAAGCCGCGAAGCCGGAAGGCGGAATGGCGCGGCAATATATACCGGCAAAGCTTGACGATAATCCCACGCTGATCGAGACCGATCCTGACTATGAATGGCGCCTGGAAGGCCTCGGCAATCCCGAGCTCGTCCGGGCGATGAGAGAGGGCGATTGGGACATCGTCGCGGGCGGGATGTTCGATGACCTCTGGCGGCGGGATGTGCATGTAATAGAGCCGTTCTCGATCCCCTCTTCCTGGAACGTCAACCGCTCGTTCGACTGGGGCAGCTCGAAGCCGTTCTCCGTCCTCTGGTGGGCGGAAAGCGACGGTACGCAGGCGCCGAACGGTCGGCATTATCCGCCGGGCACGGTTTTTCTGATCAACGAATGGTACGGATGGAACGGCCGGCCGAATCAGGGTTTGAAGATGCTCGCGGTCGAGATCGCGCGGGGAATCCGTGAACGTGAAGCCGAATGGCCATTCTCGGTTGACCCCGGCGCGGCCGATAGCTCTATCTTCGACGCTGAGAACGGCGTGTGCATCGCCGACGATATGGCGGCAGAAGGCGTAATCTGGCTCAAGGCGGACAAGTCACCCGGCAGCCGCAAGATTGGATGGGAAAGGCTGAGAAAGTATCTGAAGGCCAGCTTACAACGTCCGATGGAAGACCCCGGCCTCTTCATTTTCAACAACTGCGCGCAGTGGGTTCGCACCGTTCCCGTTCTGCCGCGCGACGAGAAGAAGCCGGACGACGTGGACACCGACGCGGAAGACCACGCCGGCGACGCGTCCCGGTATCGGCTGATGACGCCGATTGTCGAATGGAAAACCGCCTGAGTCTGCGATTTCGCTTGACTTAACCAAAACGTGTAGCGCAAACTCGCGCTGACAATTCTGCGAGCGCTTTTTTACGCGCCTACAATATTTCGCGCCACGTGCGCCCACGATTCCAATCGAATCGTCGGGCGCTTTTGCTTTTTATGGGGTCTTTAGCCGTTCGAAACAAACCGACGCTGATTGAGCGCCTCTATCTGGCGGTGAAAGTCTTCCGCCTACGCTTCAGCGGCTTCGGCGGTTCAACGGGTCAATCCTGGGCGTGGCCGAATCTACTAACCGGACTATTCAACAATTCCCGCATCAATTACGCGATAGAGGCCGGCGAGCTTGAAAAGTCCTCTCTCGTAATGTCCGCCGTCAACTGGCTCGGTCGCGTCCTGCCCGAAGCGCCGCTGCAGGTCTTGCGGACCGACGCCAAAGGCAAAGAACAGCCGATTCCGAATCACGCCGCTATTGACCTGCTCAATCGCCCAAACCCGTTCTTTTCCGGCGCGACATTATGGAAAGCGTTTGCGCTGTCGTGGATAACGTCTGGCAACGTCTATTTCTTCAAGGCCCGCAACGCCTTCGGCCAGGTCGTGCAGCTCTGGCCGATCCCGCCCTGGATGATTGCGCCGCGCTGGCCGGAGGATGGGTCAGAGTTTATTTCCTTCTACGAGTATCAGTCTGACGGCGCGCTCGCTCAAATTGCAGTGGAAGACGTGATCCATTTCCGCGACGGCGCCGATCCGGCAAATATGGGGAGAACGGGGTTGAGTCCGGTGGCTTCAGTCCTGCGCGAAGTCTGCGGTGATAACGAAGTCGCGGCGTATCAATTCCTACTGCTGAAGAATGGCGGCATCCCGCCCGTTGCGCTCTCGCTCAAGGACAGCCAGTCAACCGTCAAATTCGATCCTGACGAAATCAAGAAGAAATACCTGCGCGTCACGACCGGCGACGAGCGCGGAAAAGTGTTCGTATCGAGTTTGGCGATTGAGTTGACGAAGCTTGGTTTCAATCCTACCGAGCTCGATCTGGGAGTGTTGCGCCATTTGCCGGAATCCCGTTTCGCGTCCGTGATCGGAATTGCAAAGGAAACGCTCGGCTTCGGCGCAGCCGACGAGAACAGCACTTATAACAACGTCCAGCAGGCCGACGAGCGCAGCATTCAAACCTACGCGAAGCCGCTCTGGGATTTCATCGGCGACGAACTGACGCATCAACTACGCGCCGACGTTGGCCTTCGCCGCAATCACCGCATCGGCTTTGACCTGCGCCAGATCGCGGCGCTGCAGGAAGATCAGGACAAACTGCACGCGCGGGCGGCTCAATCCCTCGCCAGCGGCGGAATTCTGGTCAACGAGTACCGCGAAATGATCGGCCTGGAATCGCGGCCCGACGGCGATGTGTATCTGCGGTCGAGCACGATTCAGGCCGTGACGCCGGAAGTGCAGAACGCGCAGATTGATGTCGCGATCAATCCGCCGGAGGAGATGACCGGCCAGGACAACGAAATGATCAATTGAGGCAGGCTTTATGAACGAAGCGTTATTTTATTTTGGCGACACTTTGAAGGCGCTCGACGATAAAGGCCGCGTCGGCGGTTACGCCGTGAGGTTTACGGATAGGGAGCATCGGGATTCATACGGCGATTATTTCACTAAAGATACCTATCTAGGAGCCCATGCAGGCGACGGCGTCGATGTGCTCTTTCATCACGGACTGCCGCTTCATACAAGCCGCCGCATGACGGACGAACAGAAGAAGGCTTTCGAGGCTTTCCGCAATCATATCTTCAGCAACGCGGCAAAGAGTAAAAAAGACGACGTTGGCCTCTTCACCGAAGTCGTGCTGGATATGGCCGACGACTATGAAAAAGCCGTGTTTGGCCTCGTCAAAGCGGGCAAGCTTGGATTCTCGTCTGGTAGCACATGGCATATGGTCAAACGCACCGACGACGGCGAGATTACCCGCTGGCCGATAATCGAAATATCGATGACGCCGACGCCCGCCGAGCCATTGAATCGCGTCGTCACGCTCAAGGCTATTCAGTCTCTTAAATTCAATCCACTTGACGATGCGTCGGAGTCCGACGACGATCTTGACGACAATCCACAATCCGAGGCCGAAGAACTGGTGTCCGGTTTCAAAACCCTCGCCATAGACATCCATTCCCGATTGGCGGTGTCCGCCGTGAAGGACCTCGCGGCCCGCTTCCGTAGCAAATACGAAGCGCGGCTAAAAGACAAACGCGCTCTTTCGGAGGCTTATCGCAGCCACGTGCGCTCAGTAGTGGAGCAATGGAAAGCGGAGACCGCTGGCCTGGAAGTCCTGCTCACTGAAGCGACGACCGGGGCGAATGACGCCGAAAAGCGCGCCAGGGACACCGAGCACTTCATGAATAAGTATCGGTATCCCCGCCAATAAGGGGAAAAACCAGTGAAAACAATTGAACAGTTACTGAAAGTGGGGACGATGCTCGAAATCGCCGCCACTATCAAGAATAACAGCGACCGGCTCACGCAGCTCTTCGACCTCGCCAATGACAGGAAGGCGAAGGGGGCCGACGGGTCGAATACGCAAGAGGAACTTGACGAGATCAAATCCATTGACGCCGACCAG